TACAGCCGGTTAGTTTTAATTCCATACGATTGAGCTTTACTAACATGATCTCAACGACATACAAATTTGATTAGTGTATGTTCTAATAAGGTTATAGTTCTTCAACTGTTCTCTCACTCAGTTGGAGGGTTAAATGAACCGTAATACGCCATCCTCCCTCTACTACTAGTGATTTCTGAGAACTATAATAATATTAAGTATTTCTAACCCAATCTCGAGTTGCCTCGTATGAGTAGAAATGTTGGGGTAGGAAAAATCGTTTAATTCCAGGGAATTCTTCCAAGATTTCTTCCATACCTCTACACCGATCATTGTAATGTTCCTTTCCATAAAGACTCCATTCTCTACGTGCTGCAAGATAACACTGTGCTAATTGTTCTTCATGACTAATATTACCTTTTTCAACATACATTGTTAATGATTTAAAAATACTTTTCTCACTTAACTGTCCAACTGTCCAACCATCAACAGTTCGAAAATTGCGTTTAAGAAAATCTACATCATCAATATGAATGAAAGGTACACTAGTCGTCTCTTTATCAGCCATAGTGTAAGGTATACCATGCTCACGTAAAACATTAGAAATAGTAGTGTGATTAAAATCTTTCAGAGCTGAACTCATTGCATTATCGTCACCTAGTGTGATTAATGCAACGTTATCTCTAAAAGTGGTAAGTGGTTTATTTCTAATTATATTCTTGTAAGCATAGCGCATGTATAGTGAGTTTGAGATACTATTGATAATTACGGTTACTGGTGTTCCAGATGAATTACCACCAAAGAACTGGATGACATCACCATTCATATTAGTAACAGGAAAAGCAATATCCGTGGCTATTCCACGTATTATTAATCTATCCTCATAAGATAAAGGCTCATGTGTCTCCATCAATTCTTGCAACACATAAAAATCACATCTAATTAATGCAGCAGGCATATTCTTATCATATGCTGAATAATCACCAGCTATCATATTATTCTCACCATATGTACATAGATACTCCTTTAGCTTACCCCAATCTTGAGAGTAACAGTTCATTCCTACAGCACATTCACTAATAAAATTGTTCTTCATAATGGCACGGGTTATTTTCAAAAATTTCATCCGTACAATGATACTAAATGCTACATCACATGCAGTGAATATGCGTGTTTTACCAATATCTCTTTTTGATTGTTTTATAGCTTCATCTTTCAATGTTGCATTAAACAAAACACACGCACGTTGACCTAATTTATAACATTCAATAATCCTCTCCATTACATCAATTACCTCGGGATTAGGCATAAAGTATTCTTCACCAGTTTCCAAGTCTATTTTTGTATGAAAATATTGATTCTTAGCCCCAGGAAAGAACATACCACCTGAAGTACTCATGGGTAAAATATTAATGAAAGAATCTCCATGTATACCATTAACTGCCACTCGCAAATCAACGGGTCCACAGTCTATCAACCATCCTGTATCCCTCTTAAGATCTGATACATAAGCAGTGGCACATTCCAATAGATCAATAGATGAGAAATGGGGTGTAATATTAGCTTGATCTTCTGCAGCCACTGAGAAAGGATTATACCAATGACCATTAATAAACTCCGGTATCATTAGTGGTGCTACTAGAGTGTTATGATAATTAAAAGTAGTGCAGATTTTGTCATGTATAATGGAACGTTTAACTTTAGATGTACTTGTTACTCTACCACCATAAGAACCCAAAGGTAAACCAAAACCTTGTACCCAGTGATGAACACCCTTAGATTCATGTGGTTTCATCAATTTTCCACTACGTTTAGATCCTGCCTGTATGAGAGAAAAATCGACATACTCTGACATAGCTAATACAGGCGTTTCACGCTTAAGAAGTTCCTGTGATAACTGAGTCACTATCATGCGAGCACTTGAACCACCAGGTGTACCAGCACAATGTATACCAGAAATATAGTAACCTCCCATAGCTTCAGATATCAC